TGGAGGACGACAAGTCCGGCCAGGAGTACCTGACCATCCTCGTATCGAAAGGGGTGAAAGATGGCTGACAGCGTCGAGTTCAGCATCACCGGCTTGGATAGCCTGTTGGGGAAGTTGGACTCAGTCAGCTATGACATTCGCCGAAAGGGTGGCCGGGCCGCACTGCGGAAGGCCGCTCAGGTTGTCGTGCAGAAAGCCAAGGAAGGCGCCGAGCGGATCGACGACAAGGAAACCGGCCGATCGATCGCTGACAACATCGTCTTGCGCTGGAACGGAAGGTTGTTCAAGCAGACCGGCAACCTTGGGTTCCGGATCGGTGTGCTACACGGCGCCGTGCTCAAGGATGGAGGAGACCTGAGCCCGAATTCACCGACGCCGCATTGGCGCCTCATCGAACTCGGCACCGAGCACATGGCCGCCGTTCCGTTCATGCGCCCGGCACTGGCCAATAGTATCAGCGAGGTGACGGCCACGTTTGTCACCGAATACGAGAAGGCAATCGACCGCGCCATCCGGCGCGCTGCGAAGAAGGCTGCATCGTCATGACACCACCGATTTTCCAAGTCTGTTCCCAGGCAGCTTCCGTCACGGCGCTGCTCGGTTCCGGTGCAGACCTACGACTCTACTCATTCGGCGAAGCGCCGGAGGGCGTGGACAAGCCGTATGCGGTGTGGCAGCTAGTGAGCGGAAGCCCGGAGAACTACATGGCCGGGCGGCCCGACGCGGATGGCTTCACATTGCAGGTTGACGTGTATGGCACCACCAGCAGTTCGGTCCGCCAGGTTCGTGACGCTATCCGCAATGCCATTGAGCTGCGCAGCAACGTCACCAGGTGGGGCGGCGAGGGCCGGGACCAAACCACTAAGAATTACAGAACAAGCTTCGACGTGGACTGGATAGTCCGTCGATAAATGACGCGGCGATGCCGCAGGAGATGACCATGAATTTGAAGAATGCAAAGGCTCCAATGGTCGAGGCCCAGACTGCGAAACAGAGTTTGCCCCCAGCCTGGGTGATTTCTCTGGATGGTCAGTTTTTCCTCAATGCATCAGTCGTGAAACAGATGACCATTCCTAAAAATCTGCTCACGGTTTGACGGTTTTCACCTTTTCCGCGAACTCTTCTGGAGAGAGCGCTACTGGGAGTGGCGCGCCTGGGAAGGCTTTTTCCCAGATCGTCTTCAGGATGAGATCGCCGTTCCCGGATTGGGCGCTGGAGTGCAACGCCATGCCCATGTAGCCCTGGGTCAACTCTGGGCTGACTTTCCCAAGTACATGAGTCAAGGCCAGAACAGCATTCGAAAGCTGCATGATTGCGTCTTCGTAACTGGTTTGTGGGGCTTGCGCGTTCAAATTGACCTCCTAGGTCGTCATGCCCCGTCCCTGGGCTTTCCGGCATCGGGCCGGGGCGGTTTATTGGAGGCGCAACGCTACTACGGTTACGACACTGCCCGGTACTGGATTTCCATCCACTCCCGCCCCCAAAACTCATCACCCCAGCCCGCCAAACGCGGGCTTTTCTTTGCCCGACAGGAGACCGCCATGTCGATTTTGACCCAAGGTACTCAGGTGTTTGCCCTGGTACCACCTGCCTCTGGCACCGGCCCCATGACCGTGATGGAGGTGGAGTGCGCTACCGCCTTCAGTCCTGGTGGTTCGCCGAAAGAGCAGATCGAAGATACCTGCCTGAAGGCAAAGGATCGCTCCTACAAACCCGGCCTGCGCACGCCTGGCCAAGCCTCCCTGACCATCAACGCTGATCCCAGCAGCGCGAGCCATATTCGGCTGCACCAGATGTCGGAGGCGGACGGCGATACCACCATTCGCTGGGCGGTGGGCTGGTCTGACGGTCCGTTGGATGCCAACGGTGAGCCGACGGCTGTGCCGACCCTCAACACCGAGGGTGATGACTTCGAACTGCCCACGACCCGCACCTGGTTCGTGTTCCAAGGCTATGTCGCGGACTTCCCGTTCGACTTCGCCGCCAACTCCGTGGTGAGCACTGCGGTCTCCATTCAGCGCTCGGGCGGTTCTGCCTGGATCAAGAAGACCGCTTGAGGTAGCCCATGAAGCTCAATATTGAAACGCTGCAGCAGGTCGGCTCGTTCACTGGCCGGCCCGTCGAAAAGGAAATCACCTGGCGACAGGGCGGCGAACAGCTCGCCGGTACAGTGTTTGTGCGCCCGCTTGGCTACCAGACAGCCGTCAGTGATGTTCTGGCCGCTGCTGGCCACCAAGACAGCATCGCCGGCCGCATCGCTGCGGCTATCTGCAACGAGGAGGGGCAGCCCGTCTTCTCGGTCTTGGATATCACCCATGGCCCGCTGGACAAGGCTGAGCTGGCGAAGGATCCCAAGAGCACCAAGCGTCTTGGCGCCTTGGACGGCAATCTCACCGTAGCGCTGCTCACCGCCATCCATGAGGTGAACAACCTGGGAAAGACGACGAGCTCACCGACCTCGATGAGCTCTGGCACGAACTCGTCCTCGCCGGAGTCGGCGGCCGCACCATCGCGGAAGCGCAAGAAAACCTGAGCCTGCGCGAGTTCCATTCCTGGGTGAAGTACCAGAGGCGGCGCGGCTCGCTTCATGTGGGGATGCGCGTAGAGCGAGGTGCTGCATTGCTGGCATCGATGCTGGCCAACCAGGTACGAGACAACAAGCGCCGACCTGAGCCTTACAGCCCAGAGGATTTCATGAGGCATGGGGATCAGGTGCTTGCCAGCCTGGAGCTAGCAATGTCAACTTGGTCCTGAGTCGGGGGCATTTTGCTATGCTGCGCGGTTTTACTCATGGAGAAGTGAAATGCGTAGGTTCATTGCCCTGGCACTGTTGGCAGGTCTAATAGCGGGATGCGGGGAGCCTAAGGTGGACGGATCCTCCGAGGAGGCATTTAAGGGCTCTATTGCTAAGGTCGCTGAGAGCCTCCCCGCCGATCAGCGCGAGAAATTCAAGTCTGATGTGATGTTCCTTGCTTTGCAAAGCATGGACTTTGGCAAGGTTCTACAGGGAAAAAAGCGCGCTGAGGATATGCCAGGAGACATGCAGTCGGCTCTGAATGGAATGACCGCGAAAGAAATTTCTGCCAAAGCAGATCTCCTTAGAGCTGAACGGGCAGAGCGAGAGCGTAAGCAGGCTTTGGCGGAAATTGACGAGCTGGCTGCGAAGCAGATTCAGGCTGAAGCTGCGAAGGAAAGCCTAAAGAAGTTTGAGGTTCAGAAGTCGCGTTTCTACAAGGAAAGTCAAAAGTACAGCTTCCGCGACAAACCTATCATCGAGATGACGGTCTCCAATGGCACGGATAAAGCGGTAGCGAGGGCTTACTTCAAGGGTACGATTGCAACACCCGGCCGATCTGTTCCATGGCTGGTGAAAGAGTTCAACTACGAGATTTCCGGAGGCCTTGAGCCTGGAGAGGTCCAAAACTGGTCCCTTGCGCCAAACGAGTTCAGCGAGTGGGGCAAAGTAGAGCCTCCGCATGACGCTATCTTCACCGTTGAGGTTGAACAGCTGGACGGCGCAGACGGTAAGCCGCTCTTCGGCGGAGCCAAATTTACTGAGCACGACGAGGCCAGGCTGGCAACGCTTAGAGCCCAGTACCCAAATTGAATAGAACCCGCTTCGGCGGGTTTTTTTATGGAGATTCCCATGGCTTCTAGGTCGCTTGGAACATTGACCCTGGATGTCATTGCGCAAGTTGGTGGATTTGTTGCTGGGATGGACAAGGCCGAGCGGAGCTCGCAGAAGTGGCGTAAGGAAGTAGAGAAGAGCGCGAAAGCTGTCGGCCTTGCCATAGGCGCTGGCGTCGCGGCCGGGGTGACAGCTCTTGCTGCATTTACTGTTTCCACAGTCCAAACGGCGACCGAAATTAGTCGCCTATCTTCAGTTGCCGGATCGAGCACCACGGAATTTCAAAAGTATGCGGCAGGTGCCAAAACCGTAGGTATTGAGAACGACAAGCTCGCCGACATCTTCAAGGATGTTAACGACAAGGTAGGTGATTTCCTGCTGAACGGAGGCGGTGAACTCCAGGACTTTTTCAAAACCATCGCTCCAAAGGTTGGAGTGACAGCTGATCAGTTTCGCAATTTATCCGGCCCGCAGGCCTTGCAACTGTTCGCCAGCAGTCTGCAGAAAGCAGGCCTAAGCCAAGCAGAGCTAACGCAGCAGATGGAGGCGCTGGCCAACGATGCGACGCTTTTGTTGCCACTTCTGCGGGATAACGGTGCTGGATTTGCTGTTCTCGGTGAGGCCGCTGAGAAGGCTGGCGCCATTATGGATGAAAGTACGATCCGGGCTACTCAGGATCTTGCCGCAGCTGGCTGGCTAGCCGAGCAATCCATGGACGGCATCAAGAATCAGCTGGCCGCATCGCTGATGCCGACACTGAGCGACTATGCCGGAGTTCTGTTTGACCTCAGCCAGGACACTGAAACGGTGTCCACGCTCTCTGCGGGATTGAAAGCTGTTCTGGATGTGACTGCCAAGGCAGGCCTGATGGTGGCTTATGTGTTCGAGCTAACTGCTCGTTCGATTTCTGGGCTCGTCGACATAGCTGGAGGGGCGCTTGATGGTGTGGATTTTTCCAAGCCTGTCGAAGCCTTCAACAAAATACGGGAGAACTCATCGAACCTCGCCGATGAAGTCGGCGGTGAGCTTGAAGAGTTAGATCGGCGTTACAACGGTTTGTGGCAGAGGATTGACCAAGCAGGATCCTCTGGCCAGGCCAGCGAGAAGATCAGGAAGATTGCCGACGCGCTGAACAGGGTAAATGAGGCAGGTGCGAAGGGTACCTTTTCGGCACCTACCGCAGAGGCGCAGGCGGCAGCCAAAGCCGCCGAGAACGCTGCCAAGAAGCTTCAGTCGCAGTTTGACACCAGCGAAGAAGGTTACCGCCGCCAAATTGCGCTGATCAACACTGAGGTGGACAAGCGTAAGGATGCAACTGAAGTCGCGAAGCTGCAGTTCGAAGTAGAGTCCGGAAAGCTGAAGGGCATCACTTCACTGCAGCAGGCCAAGCTCAAAGGGCTTGCCGAAGAGTTGGACAAGCTCAAGCAGCTGAAGATCGCCAACGAGGATAATGCCAAGGCGGCGTCGTATGCATCGACGTTGGCCGCTGCCAACGCAACCGCTCAGTCTGGCCTGAACATGGAGTTCGTCGGTGCCGGCATGGGCAGCAAAACCCGGGAGCGACTTCAGGGTATCTTGGAAATTCGCCAGGAGTTCGACCAGAAGTACGCCGACCTGCAGGCCCAGCGCAACTCGGGCGACATCAGCGAAAGCTTGTTCAAGCGGGAGGCGGAATTGCTGCAATCCTCGCTGGAAGAGCGCCTGTCGATGCAGGTCGACTACTACAGCAAGCAGGATGAGCTTCAGACCAATTGGCTGGATGGCGCCAAGGACGCCTGGCAGGACTATGCCGATCACGCGCGCGACTTGTCATCGCAGATGTACGACGTGACGAGCAACGCGCTCGGCAGCTTGGAAGATGAGTTGGTCGGGTTCGTGAAAACCGGCGAGTTCAACTTCAGCGATTTCGCAGAGGGCATTGCGGATGACCTGCTGCACATGCTCGTGAAGGTCGGTTTGCAGATGGCGGTCAATGCGGCCATCGGTGATGCGGCTGCGGCCTCGTCCGCCGCCCTGGCGGCAGCGACTGGTACTGCTATGGCCGCCGCCTACGCTCCCGCGGCTGCGATGGCCTCCCTGGCGTCTTTCGGTGCCAACGCCGCGCCGGCTTCTGCTGCCATCACCAGCACCACCGGCTTGGCCAGCAGCTTGGCCCTGGTCGGTATGGCGCACGACGGTATCGACAGCGTGCCGCGTGAAGGCACCTGGTTGCTCCAGAAGGGGGAGCGCGTTACCACTGCCGGGACGAGCGCCAAGCTCGACCGCACCCTAAGTGACATTCAGGCATCCAGCAGTGGTCAGGGCGTCAGCAGCTCGATGCCGCCTATCCAGCAGCATATCGTCGTGCAGGGTTCAGCCGACGATGCAACGTTGTCGCGCATTCAGGAGGCGGCACGGCAGGGCGCTCAGCTCGGCTACAAGATGGTCCTCAAGGACTTCCGCAGTAACGGCCCCGCGCGGCAACAGTTGCGCAAGGGCTGATCGATCACCAGGAGACCCTACATGGCAATCGCATGGCCGGAAGGCCTGTGCCCGAGTGAAATGACCTGGGGCGTCGTCTACAACAA